TTATTAGAACATTGTAATTGTGAGAATGTTAGAGTTACTATAGGTAAAAAGAAACTATCGGTTATAAGATTAAAACAATTTGAAAAAGAACAATTTAAAATAAAAGAAAGAAAGTTTAAAAAGGAGGATGCGTTTTGAGGAGACCATCATTTAGTATATTCGGTAGAGAACCAAGCACAAGAAAAAGTTGTTATGAATTTTATCAAAAAAAGAAAAAGTCATGGCCTTTACATTATGTGTTAAATGAAGAAGAAACAAATCATGTGAAAGACATGATGGATAAATATTATTATTCTCCGTTAAAACCACAAATTCAAGATAGTTGGAAAAAACAAAGAGATAAAATAATAGAAATAAAAGTTTCATATCATGAAATTTATGGTGCAGCTGGAGGAAAAAGATTAGAATTTTGGACCGAAAAACCAACTTATAAAATGGTTAAAACTATGGGATCGGTCGACGGTAAAATAGCTTTTAAAGATAAAGATGGTAATGATTTTTTAATGAAAGTAATAGATAAACCTGGAAAAATGTATGCGTTTTCGGTAGCAAGATTAGTTTGTTTTGGTGGAGACGGACATAAGAATGAAAGTTTAAAACCTAAACCAGCTGTAATCGAGGCACTACAACATTGTATAAGTGACGACAAAATAAGTTGGAAAAAAAGTCAGGGGTACAAGCCAAACATAGATCCTAGAATGGATGCACATCATGTTGATGGCAAAGAATTTAAGACCATTTATTTAAAATTTTTAAATAAGATAGAAATGAAAGAAGAGGATTTTATAAAGATGTTGTATCCTGAACATGGAAATTTTGAAAATAACCACGTGCATTACTCAGATAACGGTACAGGTTGGAAACTTAAAGACACCGAAAAAGGTAATGTTGTTAGAAAAGCTTTTTGGGATTTTCATCTCAGAAACAGAGAGTATGAAATGATAGATCCAAATGAACACAAAGATTTAACATCTGAAGAAATTAAATTTAACACCATGATAAAAAATAAAATTAAGGGCATTGTATGAAAACTATTGTATTAGGACCACCAGGCACAGGTAAAACGTTTACCTTGTTAGAACAGATGGAAAAACATTTAAAGAATACTGATCCAAACAAAATTGGTTTCTTTTCATTTACACAAAAGGCTGCGTATCATGCAAGAGATAGAGCTATGTCTAAATTTAATTTATCAGAGGATGACCTTCCTTATTTCAGAACACTGCACTCATTAGCATTTAAAAGATTAGGTATTAAGAAAGAAGATGTAATGCAACGTAGACACTACGAAGATTTAGGAAACAAAACTGGTTACAATTTAGATTACAATGAATATGACAATGAACACACAGGATTGTTTACAACTAAAAGTGATTTACTACGTATTGTACAAATGGCTAAACTACGTAATATCACACCAGAAAGACAGTATAATTTAAAAGAACATACACAAGACATAACAATACAACAACTTAAACAGTTTGTATCTGATCTTAATCAATACAAAAAAGATTACACACTTATAGATTTTACAGACATGATTACAGATTTTATTAAATCTGATAAATCACCCAAGTTTGATGTTGTGTTTATAGATGAAGCACAAGATCTATCTCTATCACAATGGGATATGGCAAGATCAATATGGGACAAGACACAAGATACTTATATTGCAGGTGATGATGACCAAGCTATATTTAGATGGGCTGGTGCAGACGTAGATAGTTTTATAACACAAACGGGTAAAATAACTCAACTGACACAGTCATACCGAATACCGCAGGTTGTGCATGATATTGCATCAAGGATAATAAACAAAATACAAAATAGATTACCAAAAGAGTGGAGACCAAAAACGCAAAGAGGTTTACTTTCATATTATGATGACTTTGAAGAAATTAACATGAAACAAGGTAATTGGCTAGTGCTAGCTAGAACAAGATTTATGTTAAATGATTTAGAGGATCAGTTGTACTCTCAAGGGTTGCATTATGAGAACAAATTTAAAACAAACAAAGAACATGACTTGTACGAAGCTATAACAGATTGGGAAAATGTGCGTAAAGGTGTGGACATAAGTTACCAACAAGTAATTAGAATAGCATCATATATGTCACCAAAAAATTTTCAGAAAGAAGAATTAAGGTATCTAGACAAAGACGCTACATACAGCATGAATGAGTTACGAAGCAAACGAGGTTTAAAAACTGATAGAGTTTGGTTTGAAGCTTTTGATGATGCACCTGATAAAAAAATAAGGTATATAAGACGTATGAGGGAGAACGGTGAGAAATTAAATTCTAAACCTAGAATAATTTTGTCTACGATACATGGAGTAAAAGGTGGTGAGCAGGATAACGTAGTTCTCCTGACAGATCTATCACGTAACACACAAAGAAACTACGAACAAAATCCTGATGACGAAAATAGATTGTTCTATGTTGGTGCAACTAGAACTAAGAATCATTTACATGTTATCAGACCAAAAGATATATACAAAGGATATAAAATATGAAAACAGAAGAAGCGTTACAATTAGCAAAAGAATTAATTGCTGGACCTAGGGCAAAGACCTATGGTGACAAGATACAGAATCATGCAAACATAGGAAAGTTATGGACAGCATATCTTGATAAAGAGATTACAGCACACGATGCTGCTGTGATGATGGCTTTATTAAAAGTTGCAAGAACAAAATTTGGTGCACCAACAGAGGATACATACGTTGATGCTGCGGCCTACATGGCAATAGCAGGAGAATGTAAACATGAAGACTAATATATTTAAACCACAAACAGAGTGGATACCACCAACAGACTTCCCGGATCTAAGTAAGTATGATGAGATAGCCATAGACTTAGAAACAAAAGATCCAAACTTAAACAAAAGAATGGGTTCTGGTTCTGTTGTAGGTGTAGGCGATGTGGTTGGTATATCATTAGCCACACACGATTGGTGTGCATACTATCCAATAGCACATGAAGGTGGTGGTAATATGGATCGTAAGATGGTTCTTAATTGGTTTCAAGATCAAATGAGATCAGACTCTATTAAGATATTTCATAACGCCATGTATGATGTGTGTTGGTTAAGAAAATTAGGTATTCAAGTACAAGGTCAAATAGTGGACACAATGATAGCTGCATCTTTAGTAAATGAAAATAGATACAGGTATGATTTAAATGGTTTGTCCAGAGATTACATTGGCAAGGGTAAAGATGAGAATGCATTATACGAAGCTGCAAAGTCTTGGGGTGTAGACCCTAAAGCAGAAATGTATAAACTACCAGCGATGTACGTTGGTGCTTACGCAGAGCGTGACGCACAACTCACATTGGAGTTGTGGCAAGAAATGAAAAAAGAAATTTTACATCAAGACATAGAAGATATTTTTGAAATGGAAACAGCTTTGTTTCCTGTATTGGTTGATATGAGATTCCTTGGTGTGCGTGTAGATAAAGGCAGAGCTGCTATGGAAAAAGAAAGAATGGTTGAAGAAGAGAAAAGATTATTAGGGAATGTATATGCAGAAACAAAAGAAGATGTTCAGATCTGGGCTGCAAGATCTATAGCAAAAGTATTTGATAAACTTGGTTTACCGTATGAGAGAACTATTAAAACAGGTGCTCCTAGTTTTACTAAAAACTTTTTAGCTAATCATCCAAACACTATTGTACAATCTATAGCTAAAGCGAGAGAAATAAATAAAGCACACACTACGTTTATAGATACAATATTAAAATATTCATCGAACGGTAGAATACATGCAGAGATAAACCAGTTACGTGGTGATAGTGGAGGTACAGTTACCGGTAGGTTCAGTATGAATAATCCAAACTTACAGCAGATACCTGCAAGGAACAAGGATCTCGGACCACGGATAAGAAGTTTATTTATACCAGAAGAAAACTGTAAGTGGGGATGTTTTGACTACAACCAACAAGAACCTAGATTAGTTGTACACTATGCAGCACTACAAGGTTTCTTTTCTGTTGATGATGTTATGGAGGCCTACAAGAACGAAGATGCAGACTTTCATAAAATTGTAGCAGACATGGCTAATATACCTAGGTTTCAAGCAAAGACTATCAATTTGGGTCTTTTTTATGGCATGGGTAAAAATAAATTACAAGCAGAGTTAGGTATAAACAAGTTGCAAGCTGAAGAATTATTTAAACAATATCACACTAAAGTGCCATTTGTTAAACAGCTCATGGATGCAGTGATGAGTAGAGCACAGCAACGTGGTAAAGTTAGAACTCTTCTTGGTAGATTGTGCAGGTTTCATTTATGGGAACCAAATCAATTCGGTATACACAAACCATTACCTCACGATGAAGCGCTCTCGGAACACGGACCAGGGATAAGAAGAGCATATACATACAAAGCTCTTAACAGATTGATACAAGGATCTGCTGCAGACATGACAAAGAAAGCTATGATTGATTTACACAGAGAAGGTATCATACCGCATTTACAAGTTCATGACGAGTTAGATATATCTGTTCAAGATTCCAAACAAGCTAACAAAATAAAAGAAATTATGGAGTCAACAGTATCACTTGAAGTTCCAAACAAAGTAGATTATGAAGAAGGTGATAATTGGGGCACTATCAAATGAGGATTTATTATGGCTTACTTAAATGCAAACATACCAGTAG